ATCCACGATACGCACAACAGTACATCAGACGAGTACGAGCAGACGCAAGAGACCCACTGTGTGCCGTCCTTGAAGCCGCTGGAGTCCCCGTAGAGGACGATGTAATGTCACCCAGTACCAAGGTATTCTCCTTCCCTATAAAGTCTCCTGACGGGGCTGTGACGGCCTCTGAGATGGGTGCTATGGAGCAACTAGAGCTATGGGAGATTTATCAGGATTACTGGTGTGAGCACAAACCATCAATGACGTGTTACTATCGTGATGATGAGTTCCTTGAGGTAGGTCAATGGCTGTACAACAAGTTCGACAAGATAAGTGGAGTTAGTTTTTTGCCTTATTCCGAACACACGTACCAACAGGCTCCTTATGAACCCATCGACGTAGAGACCTATGAGAAGCTGAAAGAGGAATTCCCAGAGACGATTGATTGGAACATCTCTGAGAACTCTGATATGACGGAAGGGTCTCAGCAGTTAGCCTGCACTGGTAATAACTGTGAGTTGTAACGTAGGGGCTTCGGCCCCTTTTTTATTCTTCTACAGGTAAAAAGCCTAAGGAAGTTGTCTTACTTCTAACCCTAGCTGCGTTAACTACTTTTTTATTGAAGTTTGCATACCAAGACCCAAACGCCCTAGGACCAAGTTCTTTTTTCATTCCCTCAAAAAATATAACTTCTTTAATTTTGTCAGGTATTTGAAGCTCTCTTTCAATGAGTTCTTTTTGTTCTAAAGAATTAAGATCATCAAAAGTTTTTGTAGCAACAATAACAGATAAATAAGAATCTATTAGTTTGTCATAAGCATTCTTATAAACACCATATTCTGTAGTATTAAGTTTTACTCCTGCAAACTGAGGCTTGACTCTGGGAATGTCTGGCTTAAGCCGCCACAAATGTCTAGCAACATCAGAGTTATTAACAGGAACAAGATCCATTTTAGTAAGAAGCTCTAATGCAGTAGGTGGTTGTCTTTCTCCTGCTACTTCTCTACTAGGGAGTTCTTCTCTTAACAAAGGAATACGTTGTTGCATACGCTCTGTAATAGTAGAAGCAAAACGTTCATCTTCATCTAGCATACGCGCTAAGTCAGAAACAAAAGTAGGAATAAATCCTTTAGTTGTTTGTTCTACGTATGTTTGCATTGCTCTTGTAGGAGTTGTTCTAACTAAGTCTATCAAGTTAGAAGTAGATTCCATTAATGGTGTATTAAACACAGATCCCATCAAAACGCCAACTGTCTCATCTATAGCAAACTTAATTTGCTCAAGCTTTTCATCGTATCTAGGATCTTCGGTGTTTAAGTTAGCTAACTGCTCTACCATTTCTAAGGTATCTACATACAAAGTAAGCTGACTTCCTAATGGCTCTAAACGAGAGTAAGGAACATAAGTACCGCTAATTAATATAGATTGCTCTGGTATACCTGCCTTACGCATTACTTCTCGTTCCTCTGCATTTTTAGCAGTGCCTGTCATTATAGGTCTTCCTTCGTCATCGTTCATTGCATATAACGAAGCAACAGAAGTAAAGAACATAGTACCCAACAAGGCACGTTCTTTCCAATCATCGTAGTACTCACCAGCGGTGTCTAGTTTTAATTTACCATCCACCATTTTTCTTTTAACGACCTTTGCTCTAAGAGCAGGAATAGCTATAGTTAACGGAGTATAACTAAGAGCTTCCATTTTAATATTATAAGGAGTAACAGCAAACGGAGCTATTGTAGTCGCAAAGAAAGCACCAATGTTTTCACTAGTAGTATACTCAGCTCCTAACTTACTTTTTGTTCTAGATAACAAGTTAGCAGTACGAGGACCAAAAGACAATCCTAAACCTGTAGTAGGCAGTCTTCTTTGAAAGGTAGAGTTAAGTGCAAACTCTCGTATAGTTTCAAACGGTATTTCATCTTCAGGAAAAATATCTTCAAATACAACATTTGATTTCTTTTCCATAGCACGTACTGCTTCACGTACGCCTTTAAAGTTAGCACTTTTTTCAATAGCAGAATAAAGACCAAACTCTTTATTATAGGCAGCTTCGTGGGCGTCCATTACTTCTTTAAAATACTGGGCCTGTAGTTGGCTTACTTTTCTAGGATCGCCTTTAGAATCAACGATAGCTTGATGTCTTGCTTGCTTTGCTATTTGTAGTGTTCTAAATACCGACTTAGCTGCTTCATCAATAGCCAATGCAGATCGTTGACCTATAGCAATATTACGTAGTAATTTATTAGAAGTACTAACAGCGTATTCATAGTTAGTAGCAAACTTAACTACTTCTTCTTCTGTTAAGTTAATAGCTTTAGATAGCTCAGTAATTTCTTGATCTGTAGCATCTGGTCCTAATGCTATACGGGCATAGTTTCTTTTAGCTGAATCAACAAGATCAGATTTTTTAACATTGTTACGTGCTGCTAAATAATCTAAACTGCCTCCTATGTCAGCAGGAGCACCAGACTTTAAACCTGCAGAAAAATAACGAATTAAGTTAGTTAATGTTTTAGCGTCTGTACTAGCGAGCAAAGCAAAAGAACTAGCTATATCAGAAATAGACTGGAGACCTCTTCTTTCTTTAAGCCCGTACGGTACTTTACGTATACCAGAAAGAATTTCAGTAGGAATTTGAAAAGCTAATACATTACCTACTGATAGAATATTAGAAATAAGCATGCCTGTAGAAGTAAGCAACGAGCTAGCGTAACCTATAGCTGCGCCTTGTATGCCTCTTTTAATAATAGAAGTACTTACATCAAACGTTTTTTCACCACCGTTGTTAAGCAACAACCGCATGATCTCAGGACGTGCAGAGTCGAAGCGAGGAGAATCAATATCTTCTGCTGCCTTCAGAAGTTTATCTGCCATCTGCAAACATTCTTTTGAGATTACTTTATTAGCCACACTCAACTCCAAATAAGTTAGTAATTAGCTCGCCCCTATTTACTTTGCGAGTATTAGAAGCAACTGTTTGTTTAGTCGTTTTCATTTCTCTAAGAATTCTAGATGCTTCAGTTGCTGATGATTTACGTATGTTAGCTATGTAAGTAGAAAAGTATATATCTTCTATAAGATCAACAGCTTCTTTACTATCCGCTAATCCTTCTTGGCGTAACTTACGTAGTTTGTTCATAGAGTTTACCATTCTATTCTCTACAGCGATAAACAATTTTCGTAAAGCTGCTTGCTCAATAGCGGTTAGCATACGATTCTGATGAACGTCCATAACATAATCAACTAGAGTGTCGTAGTTTTTACCAATAACACCACGCTTAAATATCTCAGCAGCTTTTTCAATACTGGCTACGTCATTGCCCATTGGTAAAGCTTTGAGTAACTCTTCTACGTCTTCTTCGGTACCCATTGCCATTACACGTTGAAGATTACGTTGCTCTTGAGTAGCCGCAGTAACGGCGCTAACTCGTCCAATTTCTTCCTTAGTAAGTACCTCCTCTCTACCTGTTGGCGTTCCTACAGGAGCTTCTGCTTCTCGACGTGCAGTAGTAGGAGACATTTCAACTGCTCGTTGCATAGCAGCCTCATCAACCCCTTTAGCGGTTTCTACGGCATACTGAGTTTGAGGTCGTACGCCAGCAGCAGACAACGCAGGAGGAGCATCTAAACCTAAACGTACATCGTCTGACATACTTAAATAAATAGCCCTGTTAGCTGCATCAGTAACAGCATCTCCAGTAACTACTGGCTCTGGTAGTACAATGTCAGGCTGTGTATTAGTATTATTAGTAGCTTGTATTCGATTTTTTAATGCAATAATATTTTTAGGATCGGCGTATGCTTCATCAGTTAAGTTAATTTTATAACCACCCTCAGCATACCTATCTAGTCCTAAAATAATATCTTTTTCTTTTGCTAGTTCTTCTTCTCTTCGTAACGCACGCTTAGCACGAGATTTAGAACCTGCTTCGCTGGGCTGTATTTTAGCGCGGCGTTTTGCTAATCTTTGAATTTGCTTATCTACTTCAACAACTTTATCGTTTAGATCTTGTGCTATTTCGTTTGCTGCAGTAATCTCAGCTGTTCTTACTTGCTTAAGAGCTTCTATCTGCCTATTAATACCTTTTCTTTTTTTGCGGTTTAAACCTTGAGCTTTTATTTCCAAGTCAGCTATTTGTTCATTTAGGTTCTGCATTTTAACTGTATTAGGAGGAGCTAGATCTAAATTAAATGTAGCTTGTCCTGTCACAGGGGTAGGCTTAGGTATCTGTTGTGGGCGTGGTGCAAAGGTCTCAGTAGCTAATGCTTTAGGTTGCAACGCTACTGGTTGAGGAGCTAACTCCGGTTGTACAACAGGAGGCATAGGCGTCTTAGTAAGCATACTAACACCAGCTGTAGGAACTCCTGTTATAACACCACCAGCAGCGGCTGATAAAGCTACATTACGTGCACGGCTGTCTCCGAACTCAGGATACACCGGAGCTATGGAGCCATAAATAGCACCCTCGCCTGCTCCGCCTGCAGTAGCGCCTGCAATAGCACCTGTTTTAGGAGCTTGTGAAAGCATTTTAGCGCCTGTCATAGCAGTACGAGCAGCAACTGCACCGCCTGTAACAGCGCCTACGGGATCGCCTACTATAGCCCCTTCAACAACACCAGTATAATAATCACTAATGTTACCAGCCATGCGTATACGCTCAAGCTTAACCCTGCGATCAAACTCTTCTTTAAGCGTACGTTCTTTTATAAGTCCTAGCTTTCTGCCTAAAAACCCAGTAACTCCGGATCGAGCGCCCTCAGAAATACCTTCTGACTCTGCTTCAGACATAGGGTCTAAAGTAACACCACGGCGAACAGCAAAAGACTCAAGGTATTCTTTTTCTTCTTCTGTTGTTGGTCCTTCTTCTAACGGTCCTAAGCTCTGAGCTTTACGCTGAACTAAATAGTCCATTAACTGAGGCTGTACTTCAGCAGGCACTTCGCTTAACTTTTTATTAAAAAACAAAGCAGCTAAGTCTTCTACAGGCACTTCGCTTACAGGAGTATTTTTATATTTTTTAATTAAAGTTTTTTGCTTTTCTTCTTTTTCTTTGTGCTTAGCTATAGTATCTTCAATAATTTCAGTAGCACTGTATACTAACTGAACCATTACTATTTACTCCTAGTCAAATAAACTGCCTATGGTTGGGTCTTCAGGGTCTTCTCCAGAAACACCACCATTATTGCCGCCGCCTTTACTTTCTTCAAAATTAAAGTTTTTATTTATTGAAGGTACAAAAGCAGATGTAGCTATGTTTTCTAAATATGCTTTACTTTCAGGAGTAAGATTACCTTGTCCATCTACAGACACTTTAACTTTTGACAAGTTACCAACACCGCCTAAAGTAGCTACACCCATTCCAGATCTAAGAGAAACACTAGCATCTACTATTCGTTCTTGCTTAGCTTTTGCTTGCCGCTCTAGTGTAGCACCATACATAGTGTTTACTTGTTGAATTCCTTGAACACCGTTAGCTTTCACAGCTTTTTGAATAGCTTCGTTATAGTTTTCTGCTGTTATAGCGCCCTTTGCATTAGCAATAAATTCAGCATACTCATCTTGACCTTGTTCACTTTTCTGCGCTTCGACTCTGTCTACAATTTGCTCCATAGTAAGTGATTCAATTACATCATCGGGAAGATTTAAAACTTTACCGTATTCTTTTTTGGTAGCGTTTTTAGCATCCTCTGTATACCGTTTAATAATATCTCCTTCTGATACTCCTAACGTATAAAGATTAGAATACTCTTCTCCCATAGCTTTGAAAGCAGTTACTTTATTTTTTTCGCGCTCTGTTTCTTGCTGTTGTTGTGTCAACTCATTTATTTGAGCTTGAGCAGCAGTAATTTGAGCAGGAGTTTTAGCTGTTTGCATAGCGTACTGAGCACGTTCCATAGGCGCCATAGAGCGCAATGCTTGCATTTGTTGCTGCTGCATTTGTTGCTGCTGTAGCTGACCGGGAAGTTGCGCTGCTTGCTGTGCGGCAGTAAACAACCCTTGTTGATAAGTAGGCTGCAACAGTCCCTGTAGAAATGCTTGTGAAAACTTAGCCATTGTTTTTTCCTTAATCGAAGAACTTACCAAGACCGCTAATAGCAGAAGCTATCAAACTATTGTCTGTTCTAGGTGTCAATGCACCAGCAAGAAGACCAGTACCTGTTTGACCAAGTAAGTTAGCTCGTGCTTGTTCAGCAATGAGTTTAGCCTCAAGACCTGACATAGTAGCTTCGCCAAACAATCCAGCACCTTGAAGCTGTGCTTGTTGCTGCAACGCTGCCAACTGCTGTGCAGGTTGTGTTGCTGCCAGAAGCTGTTGTTGAGGTATGTAACCTGCACCAAGGAATGCTTGTCCTAGTTGTGCTTGCTGCATTTGTTCTGCTTGTGCTTGTTGCATAGCACCCAACATTGCCCTATCTCGTGCTTCGCTTATTGCAGTCTGTTGAGCCAGCAACTCAGGTGTAGCACCGCCGTACGCTGCAGAACTTAAACCAAGACGACCTTGCGCCGCCATCCTTTCCTCTAAGGCAAGACGCTGTCTCTCTTCTTCAGGACGTTGTACACCGCGCATACGATCATAAATAGCTTGCTCACGAGCGCCCATAGGCTGTTCAGCACGACCAAAGAACGTTCCAGCACCACCAAGAAGCTGTTGTTGTAGGGCTTCTTCTTCAGGCGACAGACCCATTGTAGTAGCAATAGCACCTTCAGGAGTAACCTGAGTATCCATAGCACCACCAGTAGCGGTCGTTACTGTAAAGGGACGGAACTGTGTCTGCTCTAGTTGCTGTGCAGCAAGAGTCTCAGCGCCTAATTTAGCTTGCTGACCTATATCACTAAGCCGTCCGTAAGCCTCACCCGTTAATAGTCCACCTACAACACCCGGAAGCAAAACATCAGGTTGCATTAGGTACGACCCGAGACCTCCTAAGAAGTCAAAGAAGCCTCCGCCTCCTCCAATAGTTTCATCGTCTGTAGCTACAGCCATGTCTTACTCCTTTAAAGCAGCTTTCCTATCAAAGCCATTACGTTAATTTCTTGTAAAGATAAAGCAGCTCCGTTTATGTCTGCCTCTAGTCCTACCACAACACTTGTACCGTAACCAGTAGCATTTATTGAACGCTGACTTGTTAACTGTCCTGCTGTAAATTCAACTGTTGTATATTCGCTTTCGCCGTAGTAACCTGTTATCTGAGTACCTACTGTAAACTCTGCTGTAGAATAAGTGGTGTCAAAGTTGTACGCCCACTTCAAAAACACTGTAGCATCGTTAGCGCCTATCAATGTTGGTTTTAACTTCTTAAGTATCTTTGCTCTAGACGCATCGCCAAAAGTAAGACTAGGACTGTAGTATTTAAATCTGTACTTAAGGCCGTTGTCAGAATAACCTGTATACTCACTAATACCACTAGTAGTGCCTATGTACAATGACCCATCTGCAATTCTAGAAAAAGCAGTAAAGCCTGTACCTACCCAACGAGTAGCACGGTAGGCTCCATTCTCTAGCGTTCCTCGTACGTCAAAGCAATAGATAACGTTTTGTCCTGTAAATGCAATAAGATAAAAACCTTCTTCAGGACTGTAAACAGTACGGTAGAACTCTGACTCGTTTTGCAATGCAGAAATAATGTCTTTAGTAATATTAGTAGACAAGCTACTTATTGGCATTGACTTTTCTTGTATTGTTCTGCTAAAACTTTTTAATCCTGTGTGCGAAAGAAACAACACGTCTGTACCAGTGTGCTGCACAGTGTCTCTGTCTACACAACCTACACCTGCTACCGTATCTACTAAACTCATTGTAGCTGGGGCTTCAGCGCCTTGATAAACAATAATGCTGTGCTTACCAAAGATGATTAGTAGACCGTTGTGTGCTGCTAATGCAACGATCTCATCGTAACCATCAGGCCATACTTTAGATACGTCAATAGAACCACTAGTACCTCCTGACCAATCATGACCGATAAGTAAATCGCACCAATAAATAGTAGACTTATCACTGCTAAAGTCAGCAGTCCAAAGACGACCATAAGCAGCTAGTACTTCATTGCCGTACATTGTAGAGGCAACGCCAGCAGCACCGCTGACAGTACTAAGCTTGACTACAGAGCCGCCAGCGTTGTCGTAAACAAGAGGTTCGTACCCACGTTGAAAGAAATAAATCTTGTCGTTAAAGTTAACTATCTTCCAGTTGTCAGCCGTAATTGTGTAGCTTGCTGGAGTCTCGTCAACCAGTGTAGTAGTACCGCTAATAATCTTGTTGTTACCTACAGAAAATATTTTATTATTTCCTGCATCGTCTCTAAACTCTTCTATTGCACGAATAGAACTAGTACCTAAAACAGTCTTGGTAGTTGTTATTACATTGTGTCCTTTGCGAGAGGCAATACGACCACGCTTATCAATCACAGCGTTGTCAGCAATCTCTGCAAAAGAAGGATCTTGAGCTAACGGCGAATCTTCGGTGTTAACACCTTTGAACGCAGGAGCTACAAGATTAATACTTTGTAATTCTTGAGCCATATTAGATAGTCCTAAATACCATCTCTTCAGGGTGTTTTGCTGCGTCTATAGCAATAGCATCAGACAAAAACTTATCAGCAATTTGGAAATATTCTGCTGTTGATGTACCGCCTGTTTCTCCACGCTCTCGTGCTAACAAAGCTACAGCTAAATGAATAACAGGCATTTCTGGTACAAGAAGAGAGTCACTGTTTGCACTAAGATCAGCTTGTCTTTTAATAACGTTAAAACGAAGACTGTAAACACCATCGGGTGTAGGACTTACTAATACCTGCGTATCACCACTAGCGTCTAGTCCGTCAAAAGTGTAGTACTTAGGTGCTCCTTCTACTTCATCTGCAATGTACAGTGAGTTGTTAAACCACTCTTTAGTTTGATACTCCATAAAGCAATTCTGAGTATCGTTAATTGCTGACATTACTTTTACGTTGTCTCCACAGCCTGTAAGAGAGTATGTGTTGTCAGAAGCAGTAGTACTAATTACAACAGTGTTACGCAGCGCAGACCAGTCAGTAGCTTCTTCTACTAATTTCTTTGCATCATTAATAAAATCACCTACCATCTTTACGTAGGTAGTGCTAGATACTGATGTTGTTTCTTCTTCTCGTAATCGACGAAGTACGTTATTCATCAAATTTAAATACGTCATACCAACATTCCTTTACGTGGACTACGTCTTGCTATTTGTTGTGCTTCAGGGTTATAACTAAGTGCTGGTGTAGAAATAGCAAGCGGTACAGTCTGAATAGGCTGGTACTGAAGACCTTGCAAAAACTCTTCATAAGGAGGTGCAGTAACGACACCACCACCGCCACCGCCGCCTAGCATTCCAGTACTTGCTAAGATGTTAAACATATCACCAAGAGCCTGCTGCTTTTGAACCTCTTCTCCCTGATAAGTAATAACGTCCATTAACTCTTGCTGTCTTCTTTCTGCCTCTGATTCTGAGAAAGCAAACTGTTCGCCTACAGAAGTTCTGAAGTTGTCTAGCTCATCACCTATAGTTGTCTGTCCTTCTTGTAATGCCAAGAAATTAACATTAAACTGATTACCAAGCTCTTCTAAACTAAGTCCTAATTCATTAAAGCGTTGCTGAGTAGACTCGTTAAGATTTTCTACAAAACCGCCAACAGTAATTAACTCTTGCGCTATGTTTTGTCTTTCTTCTTGCGCTAATGCAAATTGCTCGCTAACAGAAGTACTAAAGTTTGACAGTGCTTCAGCCTGACTAAGTTGTCCTTGCTGTAGCGCCTCAAAGTTAATATTAAATTGATCACCTAGCTCCTGTAAGCTAAGACCTAACTCGTTAAAACGCTCTTGACTCTGTAGGCTTAAGTTCTCTACAGCACCACCGACGTTAATTAACTCCTGCGCTAGTTGTTGACGTTCTGATTGAGCAATGCTAAACTGCTCACCAACGGACGCACTGAAGTCTGATAACGCTTCTGCTTGGCTGATTTGGCCCTGCTGCAGTGCTTCAAAGTTAATGTTAAACTGATTGCCTAACTCTTCAAGAGTAAGACCTAGTTCGTTAAAGCGTTGCTGACTTTGCTGGCTTAGGTTTTCTACAGCACCACCAACATTGATAAGCTCTTCGGCAAGCTGTTGTCTTTCTGTTTGCGCCAAACCAAACTGATCAATAACAGAAGTACGGAACTGATTAAACGCTTCAGCTTGAGTAATCTGTCCTTGTTGTAATGCTGCAATGTCAACATCAACACCTGCAAACAATTCTTCTAACGACAAACCTAGCTCGTTAAAGCGTTGTTGCATATCAGTACTTAGCTGTGTAATGTCTCCATTAGCAGCAATAATAGCTTGCTGTAAAACTGCCCGTTCTTGCTGTGCTGTTGTAAATCCAAGGCCCAGAGCAGAGCTTAGTTCTGATAGCTGAGCTTCTGTTACAAACCCAGAGTTAGCTAAAGCATTTGCTAATTGTTCTTGCGTAGCAAAACCAGCACTGTCTAGTAGGTCTATGATCTGTTGAGGCGTAGCAAAACCAGCACCTTGCAGTACTTGATCTAGTTGCTCTGCAGTAACCAAGCCTGACAATGCTTCAGCTAGCTGATCTCGTGTAAGGAAACCAGAGTTAAACAAATCTTGCTGTGCTCTTTGCAGATAATCAGAAAATAAAGACTCAAGATCAGTAAGCCCTTCGCCAGTAGTAGTATCAGTATCTTCTTCACCAGTGGTGGTATCATCACCAGTATATGCTGCTACATCGTCAACAGTAAGACCATTATCTACAGCCCACTGTCTAGCATCATTAATGTTATCAAAGTAACGGTTACCTACTTGATACGCAGTAGATGATGTAGGTGTGTCATAACCCAAGGCAGTAGTAGTAGTATCGTCGTCTTCATCAGAAGCTGGACCTACAACGTCTCCTATCTGGAAAGGACGGTCGCCTCTTGTTGTTCCTGTATACTCATCAAATGCTTGAGTAAACTGATTTAACTCTTCTTGCGTAATTTCACCGTTTCTATAAGCTTCTCCAGCGTCACCGTATACGTATTCGCCTGCCTGCAAAGATGTCATTAATTCGTTAAAACGAGAACCTGCTGTAGTGTCGTCACCAAGACCAAAGAAGTCGTCTAAGAAAAAGTTATATCGTGACTCTTCATCCATTAAGTCCCAGTCACCCGGAAGTATTCCTCCTTCTGCCTCGTACCTTTCTATAAGCTCTTCCATAGGATATTGATAAATATCTTCGGTCAACGCATAAAAAGAATAATCATCCAGCAGTGATTGATAAGTACCCGAACTTAATACATCTAAGCCTGTATTTTCTAGTTCTTCTCTACTATAAAGACCGTCTACATCAAACGTGTAGTCTTCACTTTCTGCTAACTGAAAGTACTCATCTTCTGTTTTGTTGACGAAGTAGTTGTCACCCCTATGAGTAAACATTAACGCAGGGTCTTGATCAAACTCTGAATCTAGCGGAGGAAAGTCTTCGTCAGGAGTACTAAAGTTTGAAGTCAGTACACTTCTTACTGCACCGTAAACACGAGGATCAAGAATAAGAGGAGGTAGCCAGTCAGGAATACCGGGGAAACTCTTTCCAATTACTGTTCCAAGAATTCCTCCAGCTTTTGTTGGGTCTGTTACAGTACCTACTACTTTGCCATAAATTTCTCTTACTTTGTTTGCAACTGTTTCAGCAGCGGCACCGCCCGCTCCTACAACAATAGCGCCAATGTCTTTAATAACTTCTCCAAGATCTCCTTCTTCTATTGCTTCTTCAATCTTTGTTTCTTTTATTATTTCTCTGACGGTATTAATGCCTTTTTGAATTTGAGGTAAGAAAATAACGCCAGCTGTAGGGAGCCAGTCAGGAATAGGAATGCCGGGAATGTAAGGAATCATAGACCCTAAAAGATCTTCAAGATCTATAGCGTTAAGGATTTCTTCCATTTCAATAGTAACACCAGCACCACCACGAATAACCGTAACTGGAGTACCTGTAGTAGGTGAAGGTGTTTTTGTTATGGGACCGGGAGGTAAAACGCCAGTAAACGTTAATGCAGAGTCTGTTATTATCTGTTCAGTTTGAGGAAACTGTATACCGTCAAATTCAGAAAGTCTTTCGGGGTCTGTTTCTAAAGCAGATACAATTTCTTCTGCCTCAAATGTAGACATTAATTCATTATATGAAGCACTAAATGTTTCGTTTTTTAATAAGTTAACAGGAACACTGCCAGAGAATTCTTTCCAGCTAATGTCGCCATTCATATAGGCTTCAAAATTCTGTAAGAAAATTTCATGTTCTCGTACTAATGCTTCGTACTCAGGTAAACCAGAACCGCCAAAGTCTTCTTGAGCAAACTGAGGCATCATTTCAATAACTTCTATTAGTCTTTGTACTCTGTCATTGCCTTCATAATATTCTTTTGCTATAGGCATATTATTTTTTCCAGTTAGCTAAACCACGAATACCAAATGATGCTGCAACAGCAGCCCCCAAGAAACCTTTGTACCAATCAGGCATACCGTCTAAAGCAGCAAACCCTTGCATAACTACAGGCACCATGCTAGGGAAGAACGCAAGGATGCAAGGAAT